CAAAAGCGACATCGCTCGCAAGGTTGGATGCACTCGACAGAATGTGTCGTGTGTACTTAACACCTTCTTAGACAATCGATCACCAGCGACCTTGCTGGACTTCCAGACAACCAAGGCGGAAGTTTATGACGCACTGCAACTGAGGATTCTTGAGTCATTGACAGCGGCGGAGATTACAAAAGCGCCGTTGATGGCCCGCGTAACATCGGCTGCAATCCTCGAGGACAAGGCACGTCTAGTGCGCGGGCAAGCCACTGGAATCAGTATGATACAGATGCTCGACGTAGTAGAAGCGATCAAGGCACAGCGAGCCAATCCGCGTACAATCAGCGTATCAATCGATGACATTTCGCCAATCTCGGCAGATAAGCGAAACGATGCTGCGAATAATAAATAAACTGTTCTGATTCAATCACATACAATAAAGCAATCTGGACCCCACCCCTATGCCCCCTTTAGGCCGGGGGTGGGTCCAACGCGTACCAACAGCGGCACGGATTTTCCTCGTAAAAGAGTTTATTTTCGTGATGGAACCAAAGTAGTAAACATGGGATTGTGCTAGTCTGTGCGTGTGCAGACGATGCCCAAAGCGACACATCCCGTAGCTGTTGTGACGACCGTTCGCGTGATACGGATTGTGGAGGTGTTTCCGCAGGCGATTCCGGTATTTGTTGAAGCGAGGGACAGGCCTGGGCAGTGGCGCCGTGCTGCGTGATGTTCCGGATTAGACATACATGCGGTTAGCGATTTGGGTTAGAATGTGTGCGAGGTCGAAGATGCATCGAGACCGGATTGAGCGCGAAATTCTGAAGGACGATCAGCGCATTCTCAGGGAGCTTGACGAGATTGAGCGCGAGCTTCACCCAAAACATCTCACACACTACATAGTGGTTCGCTTCAAAGGAGATTCACCCATGGCAAACAATGTCCTAGTCCTGAATGCAGGACAGACCTCGCAAGCGTCCATCGTTCCCATGCTGGCCGATGGCGTGACACCTTCAGGCGGCGTTGTCTCTGCCGTCTCGTACACGTTCTCGGACCCGTCCGCGACCGTGGTGCTAAACCCCGATGGAGTCACTGCCACTGTCACAGGAGTTGCGGCCTCGACGGGAGCTGTCCCCGGTTCCGTGTCCGCTACAGTGACCGATGTAAACGGCGCGGTTACGCCATTCACTCAGTCAATCACCATCCAGGTCAATGCGGTTGTTCCTCCTGTGGGGATTACTGAGTCGATTGCGGTTGAGTTCTCTACGCCGTCTACTCCTTCGGCGGCAGGAGCAGCTTCCGGTGCGACCGCAGCTCATCTCGCAGCGATGGCAAAAGGTTCGGCAGCTTAAAGTTCCTCTCCCTGGCAGCGGGCCGAGTCTGAAGCCGAGACACGCCCGCTGCCTCGGTGCGTTAGGATGATGCAATGGCTCCAGTTTGGATGTATTGCCTTAATCGTTTTTTCCTGTTCCCGTTGACTCCGACAGGTCACATGGTCAAGCGGGAATCAACCTTGCGCTTCAAATTGTTCAAGTGGTTGAGTTTTGATTGATGGCGCGCAGAGGACAGCAGGCGACCCCGGATTTGCTGGAAGGCTACTCAAGGGATGATCCGGCGAGCATCGCCAAGATTGCCGGTAGGATCGAGAGCTACATAAGAATTGGCTTCCTGCAAATGAATCGGGCGCAGGAACCCTTTATTCGCATGAAGAACGCGCGTGGAAGGACGCCAAGGACAAGACTGTTTGAAAGTGGAAATCAGGTCGGTAAAACGACTATGGGAGTAGCGGAGGACATCGCTCACGCCCTTGGGTTCCGTCCCTGGCTTCTGCAAAGTGATCCCGACTTCAAGATTCCCATTCAGGTTCCGAACAGTGGAATTGTGGGTTGCGAAGTGGCTGGTCAGACTTTGGCGATGCGGATCGAGCCGGAGTTTATGAGCTTGATCCCCAAGGGAATGATTACGGACCTCAGCCGGTATTCAGATGGATCGATCAAAAGCCTCACCTTGGATAACAGATCGACGATCAACTTCCGGTCGTATGTTCAGCCGGCGGAGACGTGGGAAGGTGTCATTTCACATTGGGTTCACTTCGATGAACCGCCCCCAAAGGAGATTCTGATCGCGGCTACCCGTGGACTAATGTCCACAAACGGATCCATGATCCTCACCATGACGCCATTGAAAGAGGCGTATATCTATGATTTATTGTCACTTCACGCTTTTAACAATGGCGGGGACGATCAGGAGATTGCGGTCTTCCGTGGTTCTACGTGGGATAACTGCCAGGACTGGTGCAGAGCTTGTGAACTGACGATTCCGGAAAACGATCCCGAAAGGTTGGAACCGGGTCAGGTACGGCCGGTTGCTCATTGCCCAAAATGCGGGGCGGTGATGGGATTTTTGCCTAGAGCCGGTATTCTAAACTTCCTCAAAAACATCACAGACCCAGACGAAAGGGAAGCCCGCGAAGAAGGCAAATGGAAACACTTGTCCGGTCTTGTATACAAAGAACTCGACCGCGACGCTCACATTTATAAAGACTTCGAGATCCCGCGCGACTGGATGCGGATTGAGGTAGTCGATCCTCACGATGCTAGACCTACCCGGTGGTTGTTTGGGGCTGTTTCCCCCGAAGAGATTGTGGTCAACGGCAAAGCAGCAAACCGGGTCTACTGGTACACTTACCTCTTAGCTTCTGGGACCATCGATTCGATTGCTCGCCAGGTAAAGGTGAAGCGCGCCGAGCATGGTTATCGAGAGGCCGGGATGGTGATCCTCGACGCGAAGTATGGATCGCAGACCCGTCAGACGGCGGAATTCGAGACAACGTGGGAAGAGGAGTTGGATAAGGCCGGAATCAAGCATATCGTGCTCTCTCACTCGGCGCCGGGAGACATTGCCTTGGGTCACAAGATGGTCAAGGAGTATCTGAAGCCCCACTATTCAACCTTGAAGGGAACCAGCTTTCCCGGCATGATGTTCGCGGCCGAAGGTTGCAAAGGGAACCGAGGTCCGATTCAGGACATGTTTAACTACCAGTGGAAGGAAGGCACCGACAAGCCAGAGGAGCAGTACAAAGATGCCTGCGACTGCGTGCGCTACGCTGCGCTCGAGCAGCCGGTGTACAAAGCGCCGGAGCAGGAGATCGATCAAGAGTTTGCCCGGATGCTGCTTGCGAGAGATAATCGTGCGGTTTCGGCCAACCCGTTGTACCATGGTTTGCAGGTGAGGTAGACGATAGCAGCACGGAGAGTTTGTGGATTATCTTTTGCATGGCCGAGCATCAAATTGCACGGAGAGCAGAGGATGCCGCGCACCTGCCCCGTTTTGTGATCGTGGTCAACATGCCACGGGTTCTTCCCTTCCGGGGACTTACATAAGCAAATCGGACACATCGACCCTTGCTTTAAGAAAAGAGACTCAAAATCTTTCATCGTTAATCCATACCATCTCCATAAGTTTCTTTCTTTCTGGGATTGCTTTACCTTTTCAGGGTTTCGATTTTGCCACCTTACGACAGTGGCTATCTTGTTCTCGCGGTCAGCAGCGTACGCCGCTCTCTTTCTTGCAGAAACTTCCTCCCTACGCTCTGCATAGCGAGCGCGATCTTTGGCTCTCATTTTCTCTATGTTTCGGTGGTAGTGACGTTTGGTATTTGCGCAGAGGCGGGCGCGGCGCTGCTCGTCGGTCTCTTTGGGATACAATTTTTGCAATGGGGTTGGCATGGATGGTCCTCCTAGACCTTAAGTGTGCGGGAGCTTACGACTCCCACAACCCCATTCTATCTGAAATAATGGGAAAGGTGGCCTAAAATCGCGCCCCTCTTGCCCTTTATTCCGCTCATTGCCGCCGGCATCGGTGCCGCGGCGACCGGCGTCGCTATCGCCGAGATGCCCAAGGCACCCACTACGCCAAATACCGCGACCGATGAGGCCAATGCCGCGAACGCGGCGGCACAGGCCCAGGCTACGGCCCTGGCCAAGCGCAGGGGCATGGCGTCCACGGTGCTGACAAATCCTCTCGGGGCGGGAACGGCTACGACGCAGAAAGCGACTCTGGGAGCATGACTTATCCCTTCGGATCATCGAAGACCTACACCAGAGAGCGAGGCGAAACCCTCTCCAAACTTGGGAAACGGGATGATGACCAGAAGGCGAAGGACTGCCTGAAATACCTGCTCGTGCTTGCCGAACAACGGCTGTTCTGGGAACCGGCAATAGACAACATCATCGCGTATGTTAACCACGGGCGCAGGTTCATCACAGACCGTGACCTGTGGGACGGACAGCAGACCGGGCAATTTGTTTATGACGATACCGCTATGCTCGCTCGGAACAAGCTACGAGATGGGATGGTCGGGAATTTGTGCTCGAGGAACCAGCCGTGGTTTGCTTTGGAGCTTCCCGGTAAGTTCAACTTTCCCCGCACGTCGAAGATGCGAAGCTGGACCGGCGAAAGGGTTGATTCCTATCCCCAGGTCCAGCAGTGGCTTCAGGACTGCCAGACGGTCATGTATTCGGCGTTCAATCGGAGCAACTTTTACGATGTAGTGACCGAATTCATCTCCGATGGAGCGACGTGCGGGACAGCACATATGGTGATCGAGGAAGATGTTCCACGTGGAACAATTGTTTTTCAGGTTCCTCACTTCCGCGAGTGCTTCATTGCAGAAAATCAATTTGGACAAGTGGATACGGACTATCGCGTCTTTAAGCAGACGCTGCGCCAGCTTGAGCAGAAGTTCAGTTGGGATAAGATGTGCTCAATCGAGCCCAACTTCAAACGGGACTATGAATCGAATATGCACTCGGAGCGTGACGTACTCCACGCGATTTACCCGCGCAAGGACTACGAACCGCAGCGCATCGACGCCAAGGGTAAGCGTTGGGAGTCGGAGTGGGTCTATTGCAGGGGCGGGAAGATTCTCGTTCCGGGCAAAATGACTACAGCGCTCGCGGATTCAAAGAACGTCATCGCCGAAGAGGGCGGATACGATTCCATGCCTATGATTTCATGGCGCTGGCGAAAGAACTCGGATGAGGTCTATGGCAGAGGTCCGGCCCACGATGCGTTCGTTTCGATTGCCAAGATCAACCAGATGGCCAGAACCAATCTAGTAACAGCGCAGCGTGCCGCCGAGCCGCCCCTAGTAGCCTATTCCGACCTTCGTGGACCTATTCAGCGGGATCCGAACGGGATCACGTATATCGAATCCAATCGCGGGGACATTCGCACGCGGGCGCCGATGCCCCTCAATGGAACAGGTGTACAAAACCTGCCCTTCAATATCGAGTTTCAGGACCGCGTGGTGGCGGTTATCAATGAGCACTTCTATACCGACGTGTTTCAGAAATTCTCACAACTGGCCGGAGCAAGCAATACCTCGCGCATGGTCATCGACCAGGTGCAGGAACTTCAGGGAGAGAAAGCCGCAATTTTGGGAACCCGAGTGGGCAACCTTCAATCGGAGGCGTTTGATCCGCTTATCGCTCGTGTGTACTCGATTGAGGCTGAGGCAGGCCGAATTCCTTCTCCCCCTCAAATACTGCTCGAATCGATACATGGTCCGGTTGAGGTCCAGTACCTCGGACCCCTAGCGCAGGCCCAGACCCGTCTGACCACGGTTCGTTCGATCACTTCATTCCTCCAGTTGACCGCACAGGTTGCTCAGATGGACCCAACCATCATCCACGCAATCAACGCTCCGCAGATTTTGAGAACGCTAAGGGATGCAGTCAATGCTCCCGTCGATGTTGTGTACGACGAAAAGACTTTCGCTGCAATTTTGCAGAAACTCAATCAGCGGGCCCAGCAGGAGCAGACTGCTGATGTCGTGCCGAAGATGGCCAAGGCTGCCGCTGCATTGAGCAAGTCTCCGGAGTCTGGAAGCATTTTGAAGGAATTGATGGGTGGAGGAGAATCGGGATCATGATGATTAGCTGTAAAGGTTGGAGGGGAATGCGGGATCTGGGAGACTCTCTTTGGGGCAAGATGCTAGTATCATCAGATCCCGCCTCAGTTCCATATGAGAGGCGGGAATACGCACGATATTTCTATATCTGGAGATGGATTATTCCGATTCGCATCTCAAAATGGCTTAAGTTTTCTGAGATATAGGAGGCGGCGATGCCGGAGCGTGATCTTCTTCAGGAAGCAAAGGACATGCAGCAGAGGTACAAGAACGTCTTCGGAACGGCCGAGGGGCGTATAGTGTTGGGAGACATCTTGACGCTGGGGCATTTTGGGAAGACACTGAAC